AGATTATAACGACAAGCTGAGAGATGCCGCCAAATGAACGCTCCGAATAACACGCAAGACGCGATGGCGGCATTCTCTCCAGCGCATGGTTCGGCGAATACGTGGCCCGGTGGACGACGCCACGCCATGCACCAAGACGCCCATGAGCGATGGAACGCCTCGCACTATCCCGGCACTCGGCAAGTCTGCTCGAAATGTGGAGAAGCAACCGGACGCTGCGAGGAAGATGCAATGTGGAGCGATGACGGTGAACCGTTCTGCGAGACGTGCTATTCGCCGAACGAATCATATGAAATTGTTGGTAACATTTTCGAGAATCCTGAATTATTACAAGCATGATCCATACCGAAACAAAATTTGCATATAGACATAAGCCAACGAGTAAATGGTGTTATATTTACAACTATTATGATGAATTAAGATGGGATCCAAAAGTCACGATACTAGATCTAATAGACGAATTTGATCCTGATATTCTTTATAGTGCTAAAAACATTATTGAAGAAGATTTACTACGAAGTACAATGAATGACGGAAAATATGCCGCACAAAACTTTCTTGAATTTGAGCTTGCAGAATTTGAAATTGAGTATAAATTAAAGTAACACATGTGGCGTAACGTATTCTACGATAACTCAAAAAAGAAAATCTTCCTCTGGAGTTGGGATAAAGACGGTAATCGCAAGAAATTTGACTTTGATTATGAGCCTTATCTCTATGTAGAGACCAACAATAAGAAACAAGAAGAAGCAAAAAGTCTCTTTGGTACATCACTGAAGAAGATGACGTTTGCAAGAGACTCAGATCGCAATAATTACGTAAAGACTTCAGGTCTTAAGCGGGTCTTCTATAATCTACGCCCAGAACAGCAGTTCTTACTTGAACTCTATAAAGACAAGGATTATGACTGGTCTGGATTGCCGTTTAAAACCTTCATGATAGATATTGAAGTCTATACAAGAAAAGCAGATGGCTCGCGCGGAGAGTTTCCTGATGCGGATGAAGCTAAATACCCCATTAATGTCATTACAATTTATGACACGCTAAATGAAACATTCAATATTTGGGGCCTTGGTGAATATGATAAAGCTACATTAGCCAAGTCTCTAGGCGAAAAGAATGGTGAATCAATAGATTTAAATAAGATCAAATATACCAATTGCATTACTGAGCAAGAATTATTAGAAAAATTTCTTAAGTTTTGGACTAAGGATTATCCAGATGCAGTATCAGGATGGAATTGTATCGAAAAGTCACAGAATGTTTGGTTACATGATAGTATATGTAAAATAGCAGATGTTAATTTAGATGATAAATTGTCCGATACGAATATCATCAGGCAAAAATTACACACAGGTATTAAAAGACAATATGAATTGACATCTAGCTATGGTACCAAAATTAAATGTTCTAAAGATCATAGATTTCCTATATTTCTTAAAAATAAAGATAATTACTGTAATAAAAATACTATTACTAAGAGATTTCAAGATGCCAGTATAGCTGAAATCGAAGGTTTATTACAGCAACATGATGTATATGTACAACACTCATATAATACAAAGAATAGAGTAGGATTGACATATAGAGAATTAATTATACATCTATACCAAACTGGTAATATTAACTTTAAAATATCAGACCAAAATATTAAAAAGGTACTATTAAAGAATTCCGATTTTAAAAAGTTATTTAAACATGAAGAATATCATCAAGGTAAAGATTTTTTTAGGAAAAGTAAGCTATGGAATTATGATACAGTAAAGAATTATTTAACCCCAAAAGAAATATATAATTTTTTATCTACAACCAACAATATCACCATAGTCAGTGATTTGGTATCAAGGTCATTTGACCTCGAAAATATTGATACAAAAATACCCACAGATGTTTTTAGATTCTTGGGGTATATATTTACTGATGGTAGCTTTTATAGAAACCCTCCTACATTCTCTATAACATCCAAAGAACCAGAATTAATTAACAAATATATTCAATTATATAATACCATTACAGACAAAACATTATCTAATAGCACTAAAATTAATTACACGTTAGGTATTGGGTATAGTAAAAATATATCATTCAGTCAGACTATATTCTCGCTGTTAATGCCATTAATTTTTGAAAATAAAACTAATAAAAAAATACTAGACATATCGTTAATGTCTCGTTTATCTAACGAACAATATAATGATTTTTTATTAGGAATGATTGACGGTGATGGTAGTATTAGTGGTAATGGTGTAATAAATATTTGTCATTATGATAATGATGTAAACTTAGATTACATCATGGAATTGAATCAATGGAATAACATTCATTCAATCATAGGTAAAAATAATATTAGATTTGCTAAAACTACAAGAAATAAAGATTTCTATAAATATGCAGCAAATAATATTTGGCATACATTCAGGTATAATAATATAAATAATTATTATGATTCATCCTGGGTTGACGTCTCGTGTTCTAGTAAAAAGATCAAAGCGTTTCATTATATAGATTACGATTTAGTTAAAATAAAAACAATTACAGATTGCAATATCGACGCAGAAATGTATGATATAGAAACAAGTACACATTATTTTGAATGTAATGGTATTAAAACTCACAATTGTAATGGCTTTGATGTACCATATATTATTAATCGTATTGGGTATGTCTTAGGCGAAGAAGAAGCAAAATCACTCTCACCGGTGAATAAGCTTTATATGCGCCAAATTCAAAACGCTAAATTCGGCAAAGATATGAATAAGTGGTATATTCGAGGCATCACATGCTTGGACTATATGGAACTTTATCAGACTTTTAGCAGAAGTCAGCAGGATTCATATTCATTAAACAACATTACCACAGTAGAAGAAGTCGGAGGTAAGCTAGATTTTGAAGGAGATCTTGATACTCTAGCTGATACTAATTGGAATCACTTCGTTAGCTATAACATTCATGACGTAAATTTGGTAAAGAAACTAGATGAAAAGCTGCGTTTCATAAGTATTGCTCGGTTCTTGGCTTATAAGGGGTTTACTAAGATTGAAGATTCTCTTGGCAAGGTTATGATTGTTACGGGGGCAATGTGTAAGGAAGCTAATCGTATGGGGCGTATTATCCCTACATTTCCGCCTACTAGTGTTCAAGAAGATTATGTAGGTGGATTTGTATTAGAACCACAGCGAGGATTACAAGAAGCAGTCGTATCCTTCGATGCTAATTCGCTATACCCAAATACTATCATTACTTTAAATCTTTCACCCGAAACTAAAATAGGCAAAGTATGGTCAAAAGATGACGAAAGCATTGAAATAAAATTCATTACAGGCAAAGTTGAGAAGTTTACTCACTCTCAGTTCCAGCAATTTTGTATTAAGGGTAAGATAGCAGTATCCTCGGCTGATGTTTTGTTCAGGCAAGACTTTAAAGGAATTTGTCCTAACTTTATTGATGCATTATATCAAGAGCGCGTAGCTATTCAGCAGCAATTGGAAGTTTTGGAAAAACAGGACCCAACACCGGAAATCAAAACTAAGATTCAACATTTAGACTTAATGCAATTTACAATTAAGATCTTTTTAAATTCTGCATACGGTACTTATGCCAACAAATATAGCCCATTTTATGACATTGACGTAGCAGCGAGTATTACTGAAACCGGTCAAGCAGTTGTTAAAGAAGCAGCACAAATAGCTAACCAGTACTTAAAATCTGACGATAATTCGAAAGATAATGTAATATATCAAGATACAGATAGTGTGTATCTGTCTATAAATCAATACCTTAAAGCGAATAATATACCGCTATTAGATAACAAATCCATATCTAAAGATTGCATTAAGGTTACCGATAAGTTACAAGTACATATTAATGATAAAATTAATGAATGGGCTCGTAATGTATTATATTCTATAGATCCGCGCTTCTTTTTCAAAAGAGAATCAATATGCGACACGGCACTATTCTTAGAAAAGAAACGCTATATTTTAAGTGTCTTACATGATGGCAAGCGCAATAAACGCAAAATTAAATATATAGGAGTTGAAGTGCAGCGAAGCAGTTATTCAGTTGCTATAAGAGAAATGATGAAAGAAGTAATAGCTACTGTTTTTGATTCTAAAGACCGATTAGTAACAGACGCAAAATACCGCGAGATATATGAGAAGTTTAAAACTTTAGATATTGACCAGATTGCATTTCGTTCTTCAATTAAGGACTATAACAAATATGCCAAAATATCGGATGGCTTTAAAGTAGGATCAGGAACCCCTATTCATGTTAAGTCGGCTATTTACTTTAACGAACTATTAAAGATATTAAATCTTAAAAACCATTACCCAGCCATTGTATCTGGTAATAAAATTAAATATCTATATACAGCACAGAACAAGTACGGTATTGGTAGCATTGGGTTTAATGACAAACTACCTCCCGAATTTGGTATCGACATTGACATCGAAAAAATGTTTGAGAAAATTGTTGCACCATGCATTGAGCGAGTATATAGTTGTATCGGCTGGTCTATACCAGATATGCGCAAGCAATATGCATCAGACTTTTTAGATTTATTTGGAATATAAACATGAAGAAAATAAAACCCAATATCAATAATGCAATATTTCGGCGTTATATAAACGAAGATACCCGCAGGATGACTATAGCACACGAAGCACCTATCTGTATTCTTGATATAGTCAAAGCACATACCGACATTGATTATGCTCTGGTACACCTTCTAGAAGAATCAAAAGAATATAAAGATTACTTCTACAACAACACAGAATTAAAAAATAATGCATTTCGTACTTTAAACACTAGGCGCCGCCCAATTATACTCGACTGTAGTGTATTTGAGCTGGGGGAAGCATTCGAAGCAGAAAAGTACGAACACTATGTTCGTGATCTCAATCCTGATATCTACATCATGCCCGATGTATTAGGCGATAAAGACGCCACTTTAAAAAACGCCAAAATATGGAGTGAGAAGGAATTTGAGCGCTATTCAATGGCAGTAGTGCAAGGACAGTCAATGGATGAATTAGTTGAATGTTATCAAGAGTTTCTAAAATTAGACATTGATGCCATTGCCATTGGATTTAATCATAATTTCATGGTTAATGATGAATCTACCCGAGATTGGGATCAAGCTAACAGCAGAATTCGTCTAGTTAAATATCTTAAAGAAAAGAATATTTGGGATAATACTAGATATCATCACCTTTTAGGGTGTTCGTTGCCATTAGAATTTGCCCATCCCGTTTATCATAACTGTATTAATTCAGTAGATACATCCAGCCCAGTTCTGCATGGTTTATTGGATATTGACTATGACGAATTTGGCTTACTCGAAAAGAAAAAGATTAAAGTCAACGAACTAATGTACAAGACGGTATACCCAGAACAAATAGAGAAAATCGTTGATAACATTAAAAAATTCAGCTATATTTGTGCATGAGAATTAGTATTAGCGGCCCTCAATGTTGCGGTAAAACAACTACACTTAAAGCTTTAAAAGAGCTTCCAGAACTTAATCATTATACTTTCATTGATGAGCCAGTTCGTCGTCTTGTAAAAGAGAAGGGTATTAAGATTAATAAAGATTCTAATTTTAATGACCAACTCCTGATATTAGAGGAGCATCACAAGAATACATTTAGACATGCAGATTTCATTACAGATCGTGGGATCTTAGATGCCTTTACCTATGCTACATATGATTATCTCCACGGTAAGTACAGCTATTTGCAATGGATGGTATTTAATGAAATATTTAAAGATAGTATTAAACGATACGATCGCATTTTCTTACTTGAACCATTACCTATGAAAGATGATGGCTTTCGCTCTCTGGATATAGAATGGCAAAGGGAAACATACGACATTATGCACGACATTGCCAAGGATTATAACCCTATTATCCTTCCCGATTGGAATGTTGAAGGCCGAATTAAACTGTTCAGAGATAATTTCTAATGGACACACAGCTATTATCCTGGGATAAGATTGACCACTCAGCAGCAGATCTTGCTCAATCTTTATATGAAAGGGTTGATACAAAAAATATAGTAGTTATGGCCCCGCACTATGGTGGCTGGCCAGTTGCTACTATGGTTATCAATAAGCTTCGACATTTACTAGACGATGAAAAGTTCAAACCAACTGTCATAACAGAGAGTGAACTTACACGACATTTTCTTGTTCCATTATTAGGACATAAGCATATTATTATTTTTGACGATGTGCTAGATACAGGCAAAGTTATTAATGGTATTATTTGGCGCATCATTCATGAATGTGAAACCTTTATTCCAAAGGATGAAATCCTAAAGAAAATTACCATTTGTACAGTATGCAAAAAGAGAGAATCTGACTATAATTGTTTGCATTTATACACACATAATACATTTCCTGGTACTTGGATTTGTTACCCCTGGGAATAAGTATTAACCAATGATAAATTCATTCTTAGACTTTATACAAATCATAGAATCAGGTCCCGCCACAAGAACCAATAAGTT